AAAACCGTAGCGGTGCATATTAACCGGCTTAGAGAAAAAATAGAAAAAGACCCCTCCAACCCTGTTCATATACAAACGGTATGGGGAGCCGGATACCGGTTTAAAATTTAGCGCAAGATGGAAAGATTTTCCGACCAGCGCAATAACCATCCACCTCGTCGTTGCGGGCGGCAGAATGCCGCCCCTACACCGGTTTATCCGGGTAATGATCATACAAACGAAATAGGTTATTGGCGCGTTTGATGTAGGCTTGATGACGTTTTTACGCCGTTCTCCAGCCTTTTTGCATTTTTTCAAAAACCCATTGACAACTCTCCCATAATCCCCTATAATTACAACCGTTGCGAAGCTCCTCACTTATGTCAAGGCAGCAAGCAAGATATACACCATTAGCTCAGCTGTAAGAGCAACTGACTCTTAATTAGAGGGTCGAACAATTAAATATGCCTCGTTAGCTCAGTTGGTAGAGCACCTGACTCTTAATCAGGGTGTCCGGGGTTCGAGCCCCCGACGGGGTACTATAACATTAAGCAGCCGAACCCGCCCCGCTTCATATTTGTAAGCGGACTGTTCGGAGTAATTATCAGCCGGGAATAATCTTCCCGGCTGTTTTGCTGCTGCTCCCAGCTGCAAAAAAAAGAGACACGGCCCCGGCCATGTCTCTTTCAGTCCCGCTCCCCGCACTTGTTTACAAAACAATCCCTGGATATGCTCTTAATAAATTTGCGTTTGTTCCTGACTTCGTTTCACAAGTAAGCTTAAGATCGCTTTTATACCCTTCCAAATCATCTACACGGTGTATAATCCATGCCTTGCCTCTGTAGACGACAATCATATTCGGTTCAATATCATTACGCCAATTTATAATAAACATAGCGTCGGCCTTATAGCCAACGGCTGCCGCTTCGAAGATTTGACTACCTGATAAACTCCGATATGATGCCCAAAGTTTTGTTTCGCTTATAGGATTCCATATCGAAATCATTTCACCTAAATCATTTTTTGTTTTTGTTTCCTTGTAAATCATTACTTTTTTATCTTTTATATTCGTGAAGCTAGTTTTACCTGACGGCATTTTCTCACCTTCCTATTGAACTTGTAAAAATTCCTTATAGTGTTCATACAATCCTACATAAGCGTCAAGCATTGAAGCGGTTCCGTCAATGCGCTGTTTAGCTGACTGATTTTTAACCGGAACGATATTCCCGTTTCTATCTGTCTGTATGCCTGTATTCGTCAAGCACCATTTAAGTATAGGACTGTTGTTGTAGTTTATCTTTTTGGCCTGTAGGTCTGCACCCATCTTCTGCATAGGCAATGATAACGTCTTTGCTCCCTGAATACACCTAACCATTTTAAAGCCGTAATTTTCCATTTCTTCAACCCAATACTTAGCGGAATAGCTGTCGTAATAAATCCATAGCGGGGTTATATAGTATTCATTTACCATTTCTAAAAACCACGCTGTAATATCACCGTAATTGATGCTGTTGCCATTGCATAAACGCATTAATCCCTGACGTAACCAAATATCATAAGGTATTTTATCTTGTTGTACCCGCTTTTCAAAATTATCGCTTGGAAGCCAATACATTTGTTGAATATATCGCTTCTCAGTATCCTTATTAAGCATCAAGAGCGTAGCGCATGTTAGGTCCGTCGTTATGGACAAATCAGCCCCGCCGATGGCATAGCAGTTTTTAAAGTCCCTTATATTGAAAGCTTCTTCATTGTTGATGTCATCAAATGTCAACCATGAAGAAGCTACAGTATCGCGGATATTAAAATCTTTCGTCAATATACCGCTTAAATCTTTTGGACTGTTTTTAGCCTTATCTACCTTTATTTGAAGGTCGAATAGTTTCTTAATAACACCTAATCCGGGGTTAGCTTTTGCCCACGCTTCCGGTCTGTGCCATTCTTCCCGGCTGTCAAGCTCATAAAGAATAGGAAGAAAAGTTTCATCTTCAAATTTGCCGTCAACCACATTACACGCGTAGGAATACATATCATCAAAGATACATTCCCGTACTGTTCCCGCCGTTGTAATCATAATAAATAGAGGCTGTCGGCGTGCGCTCTGGCTTTGCTTCATTACCTCATATAGATTACGGTCTTTAATTCCGTGAAGCTCGTCAACGATAATCAAATGAGCGTTCAGGCCGTCCAACGTATCGCTGTTCTTTCCTAGTGCTTGAAATTTGCTCATTGTGAGCGGGAAATATAAATCTGTTTTCCGCTTCCTGATATTCCTGGATAGGTCCGGGCTTTGCTGTACCATATTATGAGCTTCATCAAATACAATCTTTGCTTGGTCTTTTTTAGTGGCTATGCTATAGCATTCGCTCCCGTTCTCATGGTCTGCCATAAGCATATACAAGGCTATCCCGCTCAACAGTGTAGACTTGCCATTTTTTCGCCCGCAAAAGAACATTGTTTCCCTATACTTCCGATGCCCTGTTAAAGCGTCCACGAATCCAAACAGCGCCGCTATATACGCCTTTTGAAATAATTCCAATATAACAGGCTGCCCGGCCCATTCACCTTTGGAATGCTTGCAAAACCTCTCTATAAATTCAATAGGACGGTTAGCCCTGCCCTCGTCATAAATATATTTGCCCGGCTCGTCAATGTCGTTTATAAGCCGCTGGTATTGCTTATGTACCCGCTTAGAAACAATAGCCCGGCCTTCCTGAATCCATTTCCAGTATTCTTTTATATAATTCATTTGCTCCCCGTCCTTATGAAGTCAAGTACAGGGTCAGCCGCTTTTTCCTCCGGTACTGCGGGCAAAAGTTCAATCAACTGTTTATAAATAAGGCTGTACCGCTGTATGGTTGTGTTATATGCCTTTAGAGCGGGATTTTCCCTGACAAATTTCTGCTTACCTTGTATAAACATTGAGGTCGGACCTTCTTCATCAATCTGATTTTTTAGTTTTGCAAGGGTTTTTTGCATAAATTCTAATTCATCATACAAGGTATTTGCTATTGCCAGTCTATCCGGCACAACCTTTTTTAAAATCCGCTTAATTTTCTTCATGTCTGCCGAAACGTTTTTAATTGCCATCAATTCACCTTCTTTGTGTCCAAATCTTTGTGTCCGAATCGGACACCGCAAGCCCTCCCGTAATATGAAAAAATCGTGGAGGGGATTTAAAAACCCACTCCAACGGTCTCTGTGTGGCCTATACAAATGAAAGAATGGGGGGATATATTTATTTTTATTTTCTGCTAATCAAATTATTTCCGCGCATATATCTTCCAGCGCGCCCGCTCCAAAAAGTGTTATTACAATTTTCTCAATAAGCCTATTCTTGTTTCTTAGAATTGTTCTTTCACTGATTCCTATGTCGGTACCGTTATACTGTTTTAGGTCCATTATTTCCAAAATCTTTTCATTTGTCGTTTTTTTAAAGTATTTTTCTTCAATAATGAAAAAATATTTATCTGTTCTGATTGTATCAAGTGCATTATCAATTCTTCCTATAAGCCATTCCGTCCGCTCTTTAGAACGTTGATAGCTTTCTTTAAGCTCCATATATCTATCGCTTTCCGTATTCGTGGAACGGCTGGATAATGTAATAACCGACTTAGAAGTAGCAGGCAAGCCGCTTTCATCTAGATATTTTAGTTCTTCTTCCTTTTGTTGTATGGATTCTTTTAAAGCTGGATAATTATACAATAGCTTTTCCGTCTTTTGAAAATAGCTTTTATCATATTGTTCGGTATTGTGCTGCCGAACGGTTACTATCGTTTCTTTGATAATTTCAGCAATAAGCCGTTTATATTCTTCATTTACTGCCAACGCCTCCAGCTCCTTTATAAATTAATCAATCGGTGAAACATAAATCAAATTTCCGTTTGCGTCAAATTTTATTCCGTTTGCCGTGGCTTCGCTCGTCATGTGTTCCCTGTTGTGGCAATCTTGACAAAGGCTTTCAAAGTTATCCCAGTTTAAAGTTACTTCCGGATTGCTGATATTCTCCGGTGTAATATATTTTTTATGATGTGTTATGGAAGCGGCACCGCCGCAACGCTCACATATGTAATGTTTACTTTGCATAAACCCATTGCGGCAACGCTCCCATGCTTTACTATTATAAAAAGCTTTTGCGTAATCCTGGGCCATAATTAGGCCCTGCAAACGGTCATGTATAAAGCTGTAAGTAAATTATCTATCGTCTTTTGTAGCTTCTCCGTGTCCGTACCGTCTGCGTTGTACCATAATTGTAAAAGGAATCTAGCTGTCGTTATAGCCAAAGGTGAATACTTTCCCCGGTATGGCTTATAACCTGTTGTTACTTCCAGATAGTTAGGTATGACTTCAAGCAAAGGCGTAATTATACTGTCGTTGTCCTCGCCGTCAAGCCGTAATATGTCCCGCGCTTCTTCAATGGATATAATCATTTAATCACGTCCTTACTGCAATACTACCTTAATAAACGCTTCCGCAACAATCGGCTTTCCGTCCGCTACAGCTAACGCCCTATAATCTATAAGCCCTTTTCTAAAACTGCTGTCGCGGCTGACTTCAAGTAGAATATCCTGCGGATAATTCACACCGTAATACTGGAAGTTACCTAACAAAATAGTATCGTCCGGGATGAAATCATCAACGGCAATTGGCTTGCCTAAAATCCTATCGGCGTTTCCGTCTTTTGCTTCGGTAAATATCGGCTTGCCCGTTGCATCTACAAGCCCCATCACGTCATTATACAGGGTAGCATTGTTCATGGCCCAACATGCGCCCATGCTATAGCCCCGCTTCAATAACGCCGCCGCTTTAGTGAAGGTTAAATACTCCTTAGTTGCCGCTGCAAGGCTGTTTGTAGCTCCCCATGTTATGGCCCCGTCCGTAAGCAGTCCCAGCGGCTGGCCCGTACCGGTTCCATTAATAACCGCCTTCTGCAAGGCTGTTATCATTACCCGGCTTAATTCTTCCTGTAGATAGCTCTCATAGGCCGTTATTGTCATGCTACGCGCCGCTGCCGAAATGCTGAATACCTTCATAAGCTCATAACCGTTAAATATGACGTTTACGGGCTTTTTATTATCCGGCGTTACCTCGTCACCTTCAACATGCCATTGCGCCGCATCCTCCGGTGTGGCAACTGGAACAGCTAAATTAGACGGAATATCAAACCGCCTTACGAGAGATAACACACCGCCCATATCTGCCGCTTTTTTGTAAATCTCGTTTAGCATCTGAGTAGGAATAACCGCTGCCGCCTCCGTGGTATTAATGAATGATGCTCTTTTTTCTGTGGCTAAAAGCACATTAGCGCGGTTAAATGCCGCCGTTTCCTCACTGTTTAACGTTTGGTTAAGCATAGTTTTACAGAATGCGCTTCGATATTCCCGGCTGGAAAAAACATCACTATTATTGTCGATGGCTGTGTTATTGAAGCTCATACTTGTAACAGGGTTAAAGCTCCGCTTCTCCGTATTAGCGGCGGCCTGATTATCTGTTCCGGCCTGCTTTTCCTCAACGTTGGTTTTAGCTTCCTTCAAACCGTCCAGCTCTATATTCAAAGAATCAATATCAGCGGCGGGGTTGTCGTTTATTTCCATTTTTATTTCAATGGCCCTTTGCTCTATTTCTGCTGTTGTTGCTGTCCTATAGTGGTTAAATGCTTCCTGTACTGTATTAAATTTCATGACAATATCTCTCCTTAGATTTTAGATAATAGTTGATTACACTTGATTATTGCAGCGGCCTTCCTGCCGTCGCTGATTTCCTGTATCATGCTTCGGGCTTCAACGCTTGTTTGGGGATAGGCCGGAAAAGGTACAACTGAAATTTCATACACCTTTTCTATTTTTAGTATTTCCCTTGTCCTTGCTTCCCTGTTCCAGCGTTCGCCGCCCTTTGGCACTTTGAAAGCAAAGCTCATACCGGATAGGTCGCCCCGTGATACTGCCGTATACACACTACGGGCCTCCGCTGTGTCCGGTAATTCCGCTGCAAGCTCAAGCCCTGCCGGGCCTTTGGTTAGCTGCATGGTCTTTGGTGTCCGCGCCAATGGTACTTTGTTCATGTCGTGATTATACAGAAGCCTTACATCTGACATGTCGGCACCGTCCAGCGCGCCTCTCAGTATAATCTCTGTGTACGCCCCTGCCGGGGTATTGATTACTGTAGGCTTATCGTATACGATAGGCTTTCCAGTTATAATAAGGCTGTCCGCTCCTGCCGGTGCTTCCGCTCTTATTTCCGCTATGCGTATTTCTTTCATTCCTCATTACCTCCCATCTGGTATTTATCAGCTTTATCAGCGTTTACATAGTTAAGGCTTACAATGCGTTTATCTCCATCGGGAACGCCGGGCATGTTCAAAATCTCCAACGCCTGGTTGATGCTTAATAAGCCTAGCGGCATAACCTCTTTGATTAAAGCCGCTTTTGTTGCTGTGCTGGCAAATTGGAGGCGGTTAGCTTCAAATAGAACCGAATTTCCAAATGCCTGTTCCCGTGGCGTGAAAATTTTATCTGTAAATTCAAGCGATAATTGAATAGCTATCGGTTCAATCACGCTTTCATAAAAGGCCGCCCATTCATCTTCATTATAGGTGCTGTTTGCAATTTTTTCGGATATGCCTAAATACTCGTAAATCTTAGTTTTAGCCGCTTGAAGCTGCTCGCTGTCTATAGCATATGGCTTTGACTCTATCGGCGCGTATTCCATTTTACTATCTGTTACCACTACACCGCCGTTATTGTCCATTCTCATATAATCAGCCATAAAGCGGTCCTTTTCTTCTTTCAGTTTATCCGGTGCTAAAATTTGCGCAAATTTCAAGATGCCTCGTATATTAGCACTGCTCTTAATTGCCGTTATAATACCCTCATTTTGAGTATGCGCCAACTCTAACGCTGCTGTTAATGCTGTGTTTGGGTCGCCTAAAAGGTCATTTTCATTATAATTCCGGCGTAAATGAACTATATCTTTGTACGGAAATATGTAGCCGCTCCCATTATTGAAAAAGAAATTGCAATATAACGCGCCTGTAGGGTCTGCCATAAACTCCACGCTGGCGGCCCTCAAAGGATATATGGCCGTTAATGCGCCTTTGTCGTTTTTTTGAAGCAGAGCAAAGGCATTATTGTATAGATAGTAATGTGTAACCATGCGGTAAAGCATATCAAACGCGCTGGTGTACGGGTTAGGGCGTATCTGTAGCAAGCGGTCAATACTTGCGTTGCCGCTCATGCGCCCGGTTGCCGTACTGATAACATGTGTTCCCTTTAGTTTAGCGGCGTTTCTGGCTATCGCATCAACGGCTGCTCTGTAAATATCGTTTGAATAGGCGTTCCCGGAAAAAGGCGTAAATACCGGGGTGGTTCCTGTTAAAACGGCTGTATTTACTGCTGCCTTCTTGGGTTTGAAAAATCTTGCAAATATGCTTTCCAAATTATTCACCCGCTTTTGTGCTGTAAATGATTAGTGCGCTTGAATCGCAATACTTAATGTCGATTAAATCATAATCTGTAATGATGTTCTCACGCATAAACCTATTGATTGCGTCCTCCAATGTGTCCGGCGTATTTGGTTCTCTTTTCAACCCGATCTCCTTTTGCAGCCTGATTTCCTTTACTTTTAGCATCTTATTTCCTCCTTTTGGCGTTTGGTTTGCGGATCGCCTTAACGTCTGAAACGTCCAGCTTCACGCATTTAAAATATTGAAACAAATTACCTTGGCAATCGCTTCCAATAATCCAGTCCGGTAAAAGTCTGTAACCCTTCGGTGCTTTCGGCTCTGACTTCGTAACACGTTTGATAATCTTTTTTGTGACTTCCGGCTTTTTAAGGTTTTTGCTACAACTCCAACGCCGGGCAAACTTCCGGCGCGGCTCCTTGGCGTTATCATCTTCCTGGCCGTTTTCCTTGTCCGGCTTCTTTTTCGCTTTCTTTTCCGGCTTGATAAGATACTTAGCTAAATCCACAAAAGTATATGTATTATCCAAAATGGATACAGTCACGCGGCCACGGCCCCATAATTTTGTTATTACGTCCAGCGGAAGGCCGTTCATTATAATGTGATGATG